GGAGTTTGGCAAGGGAGATGCTTTTCATGGCGGGTCGTCGCCTTGTTCGCAAACTCCGGTCACGGTTATCGTTACGTCTGAGCTACGATCTAGTGGCCCCTCAGGATCGTTGCCGCATGGGAACGCGACAACCGTGTTGCCACCCGCTCCGGGGATCGGAACGGCTCCAAAAAATATGTCCGTATCTTGATCAATTATGATTGTCCAAGTTCCGTCACCGTTGTAGATGGCCGTATAGAGAATTGGATATCCCTCGACCGCTTCTGGCGGCAGACCGATCCGGCCCGGCCCCTCAAAAACACCGCAAGATATCATTGGTAAGTCGAGAGCAATAATGGTGGTGTCGCCCCAACCTTCGCATCCGCTGATATCTTCAGTCACCGATACTGTGGCATTGGGTGCGTACTGCGTATCGCCCGCCGTGCAGCAGCAGCAGCATGCCTGCTCCGTGCCGACCTGGCCGTCACGCATGACGATCTTGCCGTCTTGGACAGTGATGAGCGTCATGCCGTCGCCGTGGCACAGGTGGTGATGCTGAACCACTTGAGGCACGCCTCCTCGCTGTGTCCCAGCAGCTGCTCCTCGTCCCCGACGTAGCCGTCAATCGTGGCGAGGTCTACGCTGCCAAGAATCAGCGTGCAGGTGGCCGTAGACTGCTGAATCTCAATGACTACTGGCTCGGCAGTGTAGTACTTCACCTTGCTGAAAATGACGTATCGGGTCTCAGCCGTGTTGCTGGTTGAAAAGCCAACCGAGGGGACGCACAGGTTGCGGACGCTTGCCGTGTTTGGCGTGCTCGTGACGTTGTAAAACGTCACGGTCTTTAATGCGTTCAGTTGCCAGTTGCCGGTGAAGGTGCCGAGTTTGATGGCAGCAGGTATCGCGTCTGCTGCACGCCCAAACGTTAGCGGTGCTTCGTCGCGGCTGCCCTGCTCCACGATCCGCACGACGTTCGCAATGCGGTCGGCAGCGGGTCGCGTGAATGTGATGCGGGAGGTAGACACTCAGTCCTCCAGCACCTGGAGCAAGAGCCGCTGGCCCGCGTCGCTGGCAACAGCCCCGTAGTTCCCAGGAGCGAGGCGGAACAGCCCGGCCTCGCCAGGCTTCAACCGCACGGCAGCGAACAGCGTCGTACCAGAGAGCCGACCGAAACTCACGGTGACGGTGCCCGTCGTGTCGCTGGAGAGCGAGCGTGCAAGGCACAGCCCGACCGCACTCATGCTCACTGTGCTGATTGCCTGCGTCGCCGTGCCGAGGTCTAGAGTCACCGCGAGGAAACCGGAGGTCGCCATATCGGTCGTGATGTTCGACGCGTTGACGTTCTGTTGAAGCGCACCCTTAGTCACGTTCAAGTTGATGGAATAATTTACGTCAGCCATGTGTTCTCCTAGCTCGGCGGTGTGCCGAAATACGTGCTCATCGTGATTTGTTTGTAGACGCGGCGATTAAGAATGGCCGGCAGCGTGCCGCCCGCCTGCTGCCCGCCGCTGCCGTTTAGGGCGACCGGGTTAGTGGAGGCAACGTCTTCGCCGTCTGGCCCCTCGACAAACGCTCGCTTCTTCACGCCGCCAGCGATGAAGTTAAACCCGATGTCAGGCAGTAAAAGATTCCATCCGCTCTGCCTGCCAAGCAGTTCACTCTTGATTTTCCAGTAGCGAACGTTCTGCCCGTTGATTTCTTCCTGCACCTGCTCGCCCGAGATGCCCTGTACTTTCACGTGGTTCTCTGGAAAGCCGAGATAGGAGGCGTCGTTGACCGCGTTCGTCACGGCTGCGGCAAGGGCCGAGGGAAACGCTTGACGGTTTGATTCAATGACGATTTTCTGCTGCCCCTCGTCAACGAGTAGCCCCTCGAAATAATCGCCAGCGGAGTTCACGAGAGGCTTTTGTGTCCCTCCGTCGTAGTAGAAGAGGGCAGGCACCGCGACACCTTGCGTGATGAAACTCCACCTGTCGGCTCGCTGCCACGGCAAGAGGCTGTACTCTTCAGCCTCGTTCTTCGGGATTTCGTACCGGGCAATCAGTTCCGCGTGATACCGCGAATCCTCATACGCCTCGTTCACCTCTAGGTCGTAGCATCGAGCCGCTGCAACCTCCGGGTGCGGTGCACCGTGAATCACACCTATCGTGCTGACCATCACGCCAGAGTTCGTATTCGGGTCGTTTAGCGTCAGCACGAAGCGACGCTGCATCTGCGGCGACTCGCCCAGGCGATGCGTGTTGACGCGGGGCAACTCTCGCCAGGAATTCACGCTCATCAGCCGGTCCCCGCGAGGATGTCTACACGCTGGGCTTCAAGTTTCTCAATGTTCTTATTGAGCTTCTCGAGCTCTTTTGTCTGCTTCTTCGCCTCCGATACGGCTGGATCTTCTCGAAGCGTGGCGAAGAACGCGCCGATGCCACCGGAGCGGATGTCGCCCACTTCGACCGAGCCAGTGCGGACGGTGTTCAGTTCCTCCAGGCGGGCAAGGTCAACCTCGAACTGCCGCTCGCGGAACGCTGCCTGTGCTTCCTCGATTTTCTCGCGGGCCGCCACCTCGGCATCGGCTCGCTTCTGTGCCTCGGCAAACAGTTTCTTCGTGAGTTCATCCGCAGCCTTTGCTGCCGCCTCGCGCTCTTCGGCCGCGCCGCTTGCGATATCGCGTTCGCGTGCGGCGACTTGGTCAAGCGACGCCAGCCTGGCGGTCGCAGCGTCAGCGGCTGCGGTGTCGCCAGCCTCGCGGGCGAGCCGCTGCTGCTCCTCGACTCGGGCGATTTCGTTTTCAATAGCGACAAGGTTCTGAGCCGCCTGGAATCGCTGGTCGCTGCCGCCGAACTGGCTGGCGATCTGCTGCTGCCGCTCGTTCGCCTCAATCAGTTTGTCTACAGCTGCGATTTCAGCAGCGGCACGCCGCTCGGCTTCTTGCGCGAGCTTCTTGTTTTCGTCTGCGGCTTGCTTGGCCAGGGAAATCTGTTTCTCAAACTCAGCCGTTGCCAGTGCCACGCCGCGAGCGTATTGCTCGGCGTTCAGTTCCTTGTCGTCCGCTTGGTCTTGCAACTCCCGCAGAGCCTGCTCGAACTTAAACGCTGCATCAAACCCAGCCTGCCCGAACTCGCCCGCCTTGTTGATTGCAGCGTCCAGCCCTTTATTACTGTCAGCAATGGCGGTGTTCAAACTCTTGATGGCTTCCGCCTGCCTCTCAGCAGCCTGTGCGGCTGTTTCCGCCAGCCCGCCTGCCGCTGCGCCGACACCGCCAAGACTGTCCGCAGCCTCGTCAGAGGACGTTGCCCAACTGATAAGAGCGTCAGCGGCAAGTCCGATTCCCACGACCAACACCCCGACGCCCGTAGACGCAAGTGCCGTGCGAATTGCGGCACCCAGTGCGGCCGTAGAAATAGTCGCAACGCCGGCACTCGTGGCGTACCCAACAATGGCCGCACCAGCCGCAATGAATGTGCGGACGAGAGATGAGACAGCACCTATTAGGATTTCTCTATTGAGAAAAACCATCTGGGCTACGACCGCAGGCAGCAAGAACTTACCGATGCTTTCGAGAATAGGGGCCAGCGACTGAAACACCGCGACAACAGCCGAGCCAACAACAGAGGCAACAGAGCCGAACGCTTGAAAGAGGGTGCCTACTTGGTCAAGCACGGGACGCAACGCTGTGCCCAGTGCATCCGCAATGTTTGCGATGCCCCCGATGAGGTCCGCAAGCACGGTTGTCGTTGAAGTCACCACGCCAATAAACGGCAGCAATGCGTTCTGCGTCAGAGCAACCAGCGAAACGCCGATGGCATCAAACGAGGCTCCGAGGGCAACGAACCTCGCACGGTCCTCGTCAGAGAGAGCAGAACCAAACCGCTCGATGTCAGCAGCTGCACCCGGCAACTCGTTGAAGAAAGGAAGCAGCTGCACGCCCGAACGACCGAACAATGCAATCGCCGCTGCTGAACGCTGCGCAGGGTCTTCAATGCTCGCCAGTTACTGGCCGATAAGGGCGATCTGCTGCTGCTGCGAAAGTGCAGCGAAGTCTGTGACCGACACGCCGAGGGCTTGAAGGGCAGTCGTTGCCTTCTTGCTCTCTTCGTCCGCACCTGCCAGCGTGTTTTGTAGCCGAGCAAACGAGCCGCTAAGTTGCTCAACCGAAACGTCCGCCCGCTTGCCTGCCTCTTCAAGCACTTGCACAAACTCAAAAGAAATGCCTAGCTGGTCTGCTAAGCGGCCAAGCCGCTCGACACGGTCCTCAAGAGTCGCAAGACCTTGAGCCACCGAAGCCGCCGCCGCACCAAACCCAACGATGCCAGCCGCCGCAATCGTGAATGGGTTGACGAGCCCCGCGATGGTTTGCCCGACGCTTGTGATTCCTTGACGCAAGCCGCCGGCAAACACGCGAGACAAACCCTCGCCCGCACTCGTGAGCCCCGACAGGCGACCCGCGATGTTGCCGAGCGGACCTGGCAGGATTGCCAAGATGCCAGACAACTCGTTGAACTTGAGGGCGGTGCCATCAGCCGCAGCGTTAATTTCTTCAGTGCGAGCACCGAGCCCCGCAGCGGCACGCTCGGCGTCGGTCAGCCCCTTAGCCGCGCCCTCTAGGGCACGGTTGTAGGTTTCTTGGTCAATTCGCCCCGCATCAATCTGCTCGTTCAGTTCTCGCTGCGTAGCGGTGAACCTTTCAAAGTTAGTGCGGTTGCGTTCGATAATCTGAGCGGCTCGCTCGAACGCTGCTGCTTGTTCAGAAGCGGCTTCGCCAAGTTTGGCGAATTCAGTTGCGAACTCCGTTGCCGACCCGCCGTCCCGCAACGTGTTGATAAGTTGCTGCGACCGTGCAGCGAAGTCAGCCTGAGCCGCCGCTGCCGCACTGCTAGTGCCCGAGAACTTATCGAACTGCTCGCTCAGCTTGTCCGCCTGGTCGCCGAGCCCAACGAGCGCACGCTGCACCGGGTCGAGCTTCAAGCCCGTGGCGTCAGCGGTGACTCGCAGCGCGAGCGACAGTACGTTAGCCATCGGTCAATCCCATCTCGCGTCGCAGTTGCTTCAATGCCGCTAGGTCTTGGTCTGGATGCTGCGGCGGTTTCTCTAGGGGAACAAAGTCTGAAGCCTCAGGGCGTTTCTTGTCTCGCGGTATGTGTGGGGCCAGGAGTGCCGAAGCCAGCAAGCCCGTCTCACGCCACGAATCAGGCAACGCCTCGAAGTACCTCGTGTATGCAATCCACTCCGAAAACTCTCTGGAATCCATACGCTCGCCAAGCTCTCGAACGGTCATGTGCAGATACCCGGCAAGCCGGAACATGAACCGCCGCGTCGGCGAGACGTTTAAGATTTTCCCAGCTCTACCACATCCCTTTCGCTCATGTTGTTGTGCTGCATCGCCCGGTCGAACAGCCGACCCATCGCCGCGCCGCTCTTCGCCGCCAGTTTGTCTACCTGCTCTCGCGTGAACAGCAGTGCGCCGTGCTCATCGCACAGAACCCGCTGGAGGTACTGCGTGCGGAAGTTCACGATGCCGGTTTCCTTCTTGCCGATCCACTGCCGCTCGTAATCGTCTCGCTCGCCTACGCTCATCACGCGGACGTAAACGTCACCCTTCCACTCAGGCACGTGGACCTGGAGCAAGCCCATATCGTCAACGGCAAGGATCTGGTCAGCGGTCAAGGTCATTGAATAGCTCCTATGGGGTTGTGTCACCGCTGGGCACCGAACCGGCACCAACGGTGTCCATCAACCTAAACACGTGTGCAAGCCTGAGAACGTCGTTCGCCTCAGCCTGGACAACAACGTCCTGGTAGATGGCGTCTTGGTTCAAGAGCGTGATGTTTGGCGAACCGGGCGCGGTTGTTTGCGGCACGGTGATGTTGAGAACCTTCCGCTTGCCGTACTCAGAGCTTTTGAGGACAGGCGCAAATGCGGTATGGGCAAACGTGCTGATTCGCACCTGACCTTGGTCAAGCGTCCACACGATGTCCCGACCTACAGGCGGGCCGCGTTGCAAGTCCATTTCGACCTGCCGCACGAGGTCGATAGTTGCCCCGCCCCATTGGGCTACGGCGTTCTGCAAGACGATTGCCACGACGGTGCCTCCGTCGCGACTAGCGGGCTACGCTGAGGACGGCCTGCCCACGGATGGCGTCGTTCACCGCGAGCGTCAGCGTCGAACTTTGAACCGTGTAGTACGAGGCAGTGTTGCCGCCGACCAGCGTGGCACTCGCAACCTGGATGTGATACGTGCCAGTGCTGCCGTCGAGGATGATGGACTTGCCGATGTAGTCGAAAGTCACCTGCCGGCCCGAGCTGCCATCGTCGGCGGGCATAACCAGCGGCCGAGCGATTCGGGCCGCGAGCTCGCCTACTGTCTGCCCGAGGTGGGCAACGTCAATCTGGGAATCCGCAGCAGCCGCCGGGTTCGTATTGGCAATGACGATGTTCGACACGATGAATGTCGAGGTGAAACCGCCGGTTCCCAGAATCAGCTTGGTCGCGCCAGCGGTATCGTGCGGTGTAAAAAACGACACGGGCAAGTCTCCTCTATTCTGGACCCCAGAGCACGGTATATGTTTGCGTCACGCTGTAGACCGGCGGCACCTCGCCGCCCTGCAACTGGACGATGCCGTCCGCCTCGCCCTGTAGCGACGAATTGCGGACGCCTACCGCATTGTTCCCTAGCGGTCGCCATCCATCCAGAGCCGCCCGGCACTGGTCAGCCAGGTCGCGTACCTCGCTGTAGGTCAGGGCGTACAGTTCAAGCACGAGCGTCACGGTCGCCACGCCCGACGAGCCGCCAAGCGTCATCTCCCGCTGAATCGCCAGCCGCCTCCAGGTGGCGAACGGCAGCGCGGCGGATTCCGGTGCCAGGAGCGGGAAGATGCGAAAGCCGATCAGCCGGGCCACGGTCGGCGACCGGGCCAGCTGGTCCGCGATTTCGAGCTCTGGCGAGCGGAGGATACTCATGGGTCAGTCGCTCAGGGTGCCAGAAAACTTGCCGAGAGCGTCGAGTGCCTGCGACAGCGTCAGGCGTAGCTCCCGCTGGAGGATCTCGGCGACGGTCGCCTGCGACTGGTCCCACGCGGTCTGGAGTGGCGGCTGCCCAGTGCTGCCACCGACCTGCATTGGCTGGATTCGGAGTGCCGATTCGCCTTTCTTGCCCTTCATGAAAAAGGCTCGCGGCAGTGCCGGGTCGGTTTGCACCCGCTGGCCATCTTCGCCTCGTGGCGGACGAGCGGTCTTTTGAAACTTGAAAGGGCCAAGCTCATTGAATGAGGACGCGATGACGGCGTTCTGCCCGCTCACTTGATGACCGCGAACGTCTGCTACGGTGCCCGACCGCGTAACTCGCGTGTGAGGTCGCCGCTGGTACGGAGTGTTTGAGAGCGTCGTGACAAACCGCTCTTTTGTGCCCTTCTCTAACCACCATTGGTGAAAGCCTCTGTCCTTGCCCGCCTTGATTGAGCCGCCGCGTGCGCTGCGAGCATTCCCCTTCGCTGCCTGCGTGTAGCCCACAAGACCGACCGCGTTTCCGTCCTTCGCGTAGCCCTGGATTTTCTTAGCGACCGCCCGCTGTAGGTTGCCTGTTGGTCCCAGCGGCGTGAGTTGCTTGAGCCGCAGGAACATCGGCTCAATCGCCTTCTCTAAAGCCTTCTTCAAAATCTCGGTCTTCTCTTTGGGCGTGAAGATCTGCCCCAGTGCTTCCTGCAAGCCACGCAGTTCCGCAATCTCCGCACTGATGACGATGCCTGCCGTGCTCATTGCGTCACCACCTGCTCAGTGCAGAGAGCCTCGTGCTCCGTGCGGTTGTAGTGCTCGAGGAGCGATGTCATCTCCAGCACCCTGCCCCGCCACAAGAACCGCATCATTTGGTTCATGCCGGGCACGTACCGCATCCGCACCCGGTGCGTTGCCTCTGTCTGCTGCTGCCCGCTCAGGAGAACCTCGCGTGCGGAGAGCCCCTCTACACTCGCCCACCGAACCGCGAACGTGGCGTATGAAGTCACGCTCTCTCCTAGCCGGTTGCGGCTAGACGTTGCCTGCTGAATCGTGACTCGCTCGCGGAGCTTGCCAGGGTCAATCACGACGCGCCCCACATCAAGAGGGAGTACGAAGCCGTGCCCGCCGTGCCCACCATGTTGATGGAGAAGCTCGCGGTCTCGGCGGCGAAGGACGCTGCGGCCTGCCCCACCTTGCTGTAAATCGTCCAATCCTCGATACCGCAGCCGCCTGAGCCGTCGCACTGCACGAGGGCATCTGAGTCAGCCGCGAATACTACCCGGTCAACCTGCGTGAAGGACACGATATTCCCAGCCGCGTTGCGGTAGGTCGTTGGATTCACCGGCACCGACGAGACTGCCGTGCCGCAAGTGCCATGCACGATGGCAATTTTGCCATCGTCAAAAGACATCGAACTCGACAGGCTCAGCACCTTGAGTGCGGTATCGCCATCCTTGTCGTGATACACAGCGTCAACGATGATGCGGCCGTCCAGGTGGCTCATGCGTAGTTCCCCCATTTGGCTGAGTCGAGAAGTGCCTTCACGCCGAAGGGGATTTCATTCGCCGTCATCGTGTCCGCTGCCATGCGTCGCTCGTACCACAGCCCACAGAGCCACAGGATGGCGTTTCTGACCCGTTGGGGCACAGCGGCACCCGTGGCACCCCGACCGGCGAACCACCGCACAGTGACCGCGTTGAAGTCGTGGAGGTGCTCAGGCCAGCTACTCGAGTAGGGGTAGCGAATCACGCCAGGCTTCGCGTCCCGATCCACGCGGTAGCGAGACTCCGCGAGCGTCGCGGTGCTGCCGTTGTCGAGCGTGTACGTGATGGTGACGGCCGTGAAAGTGCCGCCCTGTGCCATCGGCGGGCGGGGCAGTTCAATCTCGACCGGAAACATATCGAGCTTCATCACGTACTGCGTGTGCAGCATCGTCTCGTCTAGGTAGGTCTCGCAGTATTCACGAGCCGCCACGATAAGAGCGGAGATGTAGGCATCGTCCATGTCGATGTCTACGCGGAGGTGCGCCTTCGCCTCCGCGAGCGACACAGGTTCGACGGTAGGCTCAACCGTCCGATTCAGGCTGCGGTATTGCACGGGGTGGGCGTCCTCGGCGTTTCGGTCTGGCGTCTGCCTGCTCGGTCACGGGCTCGGCGGTTGCTTGTTCCACGAACAAATCGGTTTGCCCGTCACGCACTGCGATGCCGTCCGCAACGAGCCGGTGAGCCAGAGCCGCCGGTTCGATGTCGATGGCTTCGCCTACGCGATAGGTCGAGTAATTCGCTATTAGCTTTATTCTCACTGTTGGGGGACGCTCCATGCAGTTTTCGGTTTTCCGTTCGCGGTGTAGTCGCCCACGTACTGGAACACGGGCTTCTGTAGGTCGGGGCCGGGCCACACGGAAACGTACTCGCCGTGCCCGATTGAGACTCGCGGGGTGACATACGCCCGATTGCCGCCCTTGCGGAACTGCCGCCAGAACCAGATGTCGGCGTCGATTCGCCCCTCACCGTATTCGCCTGCTGCGTTGGGCTGGTCTTGAAACCACGGCTTCGGCGTTCTCTTCAAAGCCTTGGTCGAGATGACCGTGCAGCCGAAGTGAGCGGAGTCCACCTCCTGCACTGGCTCTGCGAACCACGACATCGGCAGATTAGTCGAGCCTTCCGGCGGCGGGCTGTCGAGCGTGCCAGGCAGCGTGAACATCGGGCGACCGTCTTCACGCTTGACCTGGAGCGGGGCCAAGGCGTCGCACTGAAAAGCCATCGACATGGCAATCAGTTCCTCGATTGTCCGCTGGTCCCAGAAGGAATCGTAGTCGGTGCAGAGGATGTATTCGGTCGAGTCAACGAACTGCTCCATGCACCGCTGGAGCACCTGCCCCCAAAGAGCACCCTGCCCCAGCGTCGGGCGAATGTGGAGCGGCATGAGTGCTTGAATCCAGCCGAACACATTGGCGAGCGGCCCGAATCGCGGCCCGCTCATCACGCACTCGACCCGCACCTCAACCGGGGTTTCACCGACTTTGACAATCACGAGCACCTCCACAAAAAGAATGGCGGGCGCGACACAAGCCGCACCCGCCATCTAATGTCATGATGCTGTCAAGCCTCAGCCGCTGTACGCCTCGAGCACGTTCTTCTTGGCGGCAGTGTCCGGGCCTTCGGAGCCCTTGCCGAGCCGAGCCACGATGTTCGTGTTCAGCGTGGTCGCGGGAGTGGCGGCAACCTTGAGGTATCGACCCTTGCCCCGGCAATCGACATCGAGCCGCACAACGCTCGCCTGGTTGGTCACGGCAACGCTCGCAGCCGGTACGGCCACGGTGTAGACGCTGGCACCAGCCGTCACGGCGTCGCCCTGCGAGAGCGTCAAGACGCTCAGGACAGAGGCAGCCGTGTGAGCCGCGACAGCCGACTTGGCGACCACAACCTCAATCGAGGCGTAATCGTAGCCGAGCGTATCGAGGGTCAGGGTAGCCGTGGTGGTCGCCGAGGTGCAGGGATCGCCCACGACCGTCTTGCTGTTTTCGAGATGATTCACGAGTCAGGGTCTCCTAGATAGGGGCAAGAGTTACGAGGCGAACCGGAGTGCAACGAGCGGGCCAGCCTTCACGTTGTCGCCCAGGTCATGGACCACAATCGCGTTGCGAGTCGTGGCGAAGGTCAGGGTCTGGTCGAGCTCAATGAACCGCTCAGTGCTCGTGCGGATCGAGACGGCACGCCGCTCGCCGAACGTCGCAGCCTGAGCCAAGTCGCCGAACAGGCAAGCCACCTCGCTGTTCGTGCCGGTCAGGTCAGACTCAAGCGGATGAGTCAGCACCACCGGGAAGCCGAGGAACTGGAGACCAGCACCACCGGCAACGTCGGCGACGTTGTTTCCGTTCGACGCCATCATGAGCCGCAGCATGGACGAGCCATAGCCGGCGGGCGAGATGTACCACTTCGCCTGACGCCGAGCGTACAGCGGCAGCCGTGCGACGGTGTTGGTGAAGTCCGAAAGGTCGAGCCCCGTCGCTCCACCGAAGATCGTGTTGCCCGTGTCAGCACCGACCACGCTCTTGGTGTGCGTGCCGTCGATGATGGCAACCGCAGCACCCACGATGCCATGATACGAGTCGTTGGCACCCGTGCCGATGAAGCCGGCGTTGTCGATAGCCTCGGCGAAAGCCTGGGCACTCTCCACTGCCATCGCATCGGCGAGGTCAATCACGGAGTCTTCGAGCAGCGAGTTGGGCACTCGGTTGTCGATACCCCAGAGCTTGGCGACCAGCTGGATGTTGTCGAAGGTGACATCGCTGGAGGTCGGAGCGGAGTTCTCGCCAATCGCACGAGCCGAGAGGCCGCCCTTCCGGCGAGCCATCAGCATCGTGTCGGAAGCCATATTGACCCGGCGAGCGTTCGCGGGGAACGCTCCGAATTCCTCGACAAGCCGGATGATTTCCGTGCTCATCTCGTCGCTGGTCAGCACGCCGCCGAGGGCGTTGATTCCGCCTGCCTGGGCACGACTCTCGACGTTGTGGTCTTGGCACCACCGGCGAGCCTCGGCATCGCCGAACGTGTAGCCCTTCACGTGCATACCAGCGCGGTACGCACTCTCGCTCGAACGGAAAGCCCGCAGGGGACCGTGCGACTTGGGCACGGCGAAAACGGTTCGCTTCTCCACGGTGCTCTCCTCAGTGTTTGCCTTGACTCGTGCGGCGGCAGCACCACGCTCCAGAATCGCCCGCATTTCGACTTCCTTGGCGGCGACCCGCTCGTGAAAGGCAATCCTTTCCTTGAGCCTGTCAGCACGGTCGGCGAGCGAACGAAGGGACGATTCCTCTTCCTCGCCCATCGCCTCGGCGGGAGCGTCGCCCTCAGCCGGAGCCTCAACCTCGGTCATGGCCTCCATCTCGGCGACAACGGCAGCCAGTTCGTCGAGCAGCAGCTTGATCTGGGAGACCTGTTCCACGTGTGAGCTCCTATGTTCGAGGCGCGGCGACTGTCGCCGTCTCCTCTGAACGTACGAGCCGTGGGCGG